GCGTTTTGGTTTGGTACGCAGGCTTTTGGCAAGAAGTGAAAGTCAGTGCCGCAGCCATCGACATGATCAAGAGCCACGAAGGGGTGAGGACTAAGCCTTACCGTTGTCCGGCGCTGTTGTGGACGGTGGGGTGCGGACATGTGATTGATCCGACCCATGCGGCGGTGAAGTATGAGGAGCGCAAGAGTCTACCGATACCCGACGGCTGGGATCGCACCCTCACGATGGGAGAGGTGGACGCTATCCTTGCTCAAGACCTTGGCCGGTTTGAGCGCGGCGTGGCCCGACTTTGCCCTGCTGCTCTTGGTCATCAAGGCCGGTTTGACGCACTGGTAAGTTTTGCCTTCAACGTCGGGCTAGGCAGCCTGCAACGCTCTAGCCTACGCATGAAAACCAACCGTGGCGAGTTTGAGGAAGCGGCTGACGAATTCCTAAAGTGGACAAAGGCCGGTGGGCGCGTGCTTCCCGGCCTTGTCAAGCGACGTCGAGACGAACGTGCGCTGTATATGGCTGAGGGGCTAGGAGTCGAACCTAGATAACGGGAATCAAAATCCCGTGTCCTGCCTTTAGACGACCCCTCACCAAATTTCTACGCCAGAACGCTTGGCAGCCCATTCGGGCGGCGGTACGTGCCTCCAGTCATACGTACTGTAACGGGTTAAAAACCGTTCTAATGCGTTTATAAGTCGTTTCACGGCATGGCCTCCACGCTGTAGGACGTTGACGGTGACTTCCAATCCCTCGGGACGTCTCCGCCAATCCAAGACGGGTCTACCCACAGCAGTCTGTTGTTGGGGTACGCAATCCATTGCCCGCTGTCTAGAACGATAATGTGATGATCCTTGCTTTGGTCTGGTACTTCCGACCAACCGCCGTTGGCCCAGAACACCGAAAACTGGTACACGCCCGGGCGCTTGACGCCATCGCGTCCAATAGCCTGCACCCGGTGGTTACGCAGGAACTGCACCTCGCGCACCTCACAGAACCGACTGAATGAGTCCCACCAGCACGCAACCTGAAGGCTTATGGCAGGGCATGGCTTAGAACATAAGGCATGGATAGGGATACGCGCCCACTGCGCCCCCTGTGCCGTCATAATCTGAAACATCGGCACCCGCATCGGCTCTGCGCGAAAACCAAACACCGTAACCTCGGTGAATTCTCCGTGGCCTTTCTGTTGGTCGTACAAGAACTCGTTACGGACGTAGGCCGTGACATACGGCGTGTCTACCCAAAAACTCATGGTTCTTGCACCCACCGACTGTCCTTTGCACGCAATTCATGCACCTCGGCCTCTAGTTCCGCAATGCGCTTGAGATAGTGATATATGCGCTCGCGCATTTCTCGAATCTCTCTCTTGTATTCGGTCGAAGTGTGAGTCATACGATCCCATTCCTGTTCCCACTCATCGATCATACGATGCCCTCAGCACGTAGTTGTGCAATGGTTCTAACCATTCCCTCAAGGTGCGCTAAACGCACATAGTCGCGGTCAAGGTCAGTATGCGCCCTGCGGTCGATTGCGTCGTGGCACGCGCTACACGCCCACGCTCCCAGTAGATCGTCAGCCTTTAACCCCATGCCGCTAATACCAGACAAACGCACGTGACAAAGCACCACGGTTTCGCTGTTGTGGTTGCACACCCCCGGCAAGCGTACCGTGCAGCCTCGGCCCTTGGCTTGCTTGCGTAGGTTCACGCGAATAACTCGGCCTGTCCGCGCAACACATAACGGGCGTATTTCTTGCCGTTGCGGGTTTCGGTGACCGTTTCAATGTCCAGCCCCGCCTTTCGCAATTCAATGATGCGAGCGGCGAGCCTAAAGCATCCGTATCGGTCTAGGGCTTCAAGGGGGGTAATGGGCGCACCTGTCAGCAAGTGCGCTCTAATCGCGTCAGTTTGCGTCATAGATAGGCTCTGGTATGACGATGCCCATTTGGGCGCACCGTGTTTCAAGAAACAATAGGTAGTCACTAAATTCTTGTTTGGTCAGTTTGCTGGAACGCTTGAGGGGCCGCATACGCTTACGCCCAAACCCTTCCAGCGTCTCCCAGCCAAAACATTCCCCAAGGAAATATTCGTGCAAGTCGTCCCGCGTCCAACCGTGCAATGCCTCACCGCCGCCCTCAAGGACTGCGGGGTAAGCCACACCCCATAAAAACGAGTTCTGCTGATTCGTGCGTGGCTTTTTCCACTCCGATACCTCAATGCACCACGCCCGGTCGGACGATAGCCCCTGCACCATACGTGCAGCAGCCACGGCCAACTGTTCTGGCGTCGTGCCTACGGGGAATATGCGTTTCACCGGCTGGCCTCTAGCCATTCCTTGCCAAACTCAACGTCTACCCAATCCTTAAACCACGGGCCGCCACGGGTGAAATGGACAGCAATGGGGTTGGGGCAGTCGTGACGGAAATACCATCCTTCTAGGTAGTTCCACGCCACCGGCAGCGACCCAATGACGTCATCGGTAAGCCATTGGAAGCGGTGCAGATACATACCCGATTCACGATTGACCGCCTCGGGCGTCAATGCCTTGACTTGTGGATGGCTACAGTTGATAAACATGAACGATGACCAGTTTTTACGCGGATACAAATGCTGCGCCTTGTTGTCCATTTTGACGGCCTCGGCAGGCCGGTAATCGTGCTGTACCACAAAGCACGCTTTTGCCCCGTCCATGTAGTCGGTGATCGCGGCGATGTCCCCCCGAAAAAGAAAATCGCAGTCGCAAAACAAAGCCCAGCCGTCGTAACCGGCGAGGTGTGGGGTCAGAAAGCGCGTAAACGAAAACTCCGTAGACGACAGCGGATCATGCTCACGCCAGTAAAGTCCTTGCTCCCGAAGTTCTGACTGTTTGATGGGCTGTATATCCACCAAAATGCTGGCGTGCTTCAAGATGCTTTTGCGGCATACCTGATACGCAATGTCCTCGCGGCTGTCCCAGCCGACAAACACGCGCAGGTCAGAACGGGATGGCGTCGTCATGCCAGTTGTCCTCGGTCATTTCCGTCTTGGCGGGTTGGCGAGTCACCTTGCCCTCGCCCTTGGCTTGAAATGACAGGCTCATGTATTTGTCGCCCGTCTTTTTGCTGGCCTTAATCCAGCCCGACACGTTGTAGTCCACGTTATTGATGACGCACGTACCCCGGTAGTCGGGCCTGTTGGCGTTCTCGCCCTTGTCGTTGCGAAACAGCACGCCCTTCATGTTCGGATCGTAATTCACAGTTTCAACTCCTTCAGTTTTGCCAGTTTGTCGTCTAACTCTGCAAGGAACTTACGCACCTCGCCTTCCAACTCTGCAATGCGCTTGTCGTCACGCGGCACCCGCACGATGAGCAGTTGCAAGTGTTTAGGTAGGCGTGGATCGTAGGACGCAAAGTCGCACCACGGACGCCCGGCACACGCCATCTGCCACTGCATCTGAGTCACGTACTTTTCAACCGGCTTACCGGCCAACAGGTATTCCAGATGGGTAGCCGTGTTGGGACACTTAAACTCCACGCAACCCTCGTTCACCAGCCCGTCTGGGGACGCCCCTGACATCGGTATGGTTGGGTGGTCAATAAACCCCACCTCCTCCACCAACTCGCCTGTACGGGCGCTATAGGCGGCCCTAGCGTTAGGTTCCTGCTCGGTACCCCAGTCCATCGCGGCGTTGCTGAACGAGGACGCTTTCTGCCCCGTCAGCCGTTCCACGATGAGGTCGGCCATGTAGTTCTCACGGCTTGCCGAGTACCCGGTCTTGGTCTTGGCTACAACGTCAGCCACGCGGCTAGCGGTGACCTTACCCAACCGGGCTGCAAACCATTCGTCGGTGCGCTGTTCCATCACGCCAGTTCCTTCTTGCGGTTCGTAAAAGCGTCCATGTGCAACTGGCGGGCATCCATCGGCAACGACTTGAACAACGCGGTAAGAGCAGCAACGTCAGCGCACGCTGAAATCTGTGCCAACACCTCGGGGTTAGGTTCTTTTTTTTCGGCTTCCGGCAAGTCCTCACCCGCATAGATGTAAAGCCCTAGCCCGTGCATTGCGATGGCTTTAGCAAGACAGCGCATGATCGCGGTGTTCACAGCAAACGCATCTGGGTTCTGAATGGCGCGGTTGCGGTTGTCCATGACGGGCAGCACGCACAACTTGGTGTCGCCCTTCACTGTCACGCTAACTTTCACCATTGCCGAGCCGTCAGGCAAAAACATTGCAGGGCGGTCATTCCATTCGTGCGCTACCCATGACGCTGCCGGGTCGATCTTCAGCACCTCGGCCCACGCCCACGCCCACGACAGATAGGACAGGTTGCCTTTCTTCTCAAGGTGGTCGTTGACATTGATTTTGAGAAATTCACTCATCGTCGCTCTCCTTCCATTCGGTGATTGCGCGGTCGCACGCTGCAATGCGTTCTTGTTCCTCGCGTTCCTGCATCTCAAGGTCGAGTTGATGCCACCATGACCCGTCATCGTTACCCCACGGTTCAGCGTCCATCGACCACCTCCGCGTCACAACTGTGGCCGTCACAAGGTTCTACAATGCACGCGATGCCGTAGAGGATGATGAGCAGGACGACTACCGGCCACAGCGATTGCTTAGATTTCATAATCGTCATCTCCTGCAATTTCCGAACGCACGTTGAGGTTAATCCAGCACCGTCGCAGCAATTCGTCTGATTCAGCCGGCTCAAGGTAGTCAAGGTCGGCCTTGATGCGGACGGACTCGTAGTCGTTGCGATCAACGGCGCGTGACTCGCAGCCCTCGGGGTAGCAGCCAAACAGCCACAGGTCGGTAATTTCGATGTCGTCAGCAACGTTAGTGCTGGGATCGCCGGGGTGGCAGTCGTAGGTGACTTCAGCGTGCCAGTAGACGCCGAGGGCGTAGATTTTGGTTTCGAAGGTAGGCATATCTGTTGCTCCAAGAAATTGCGGGTTTGCAGTCCCCGCAGTCGTAAATCAGATTTTCATGTCAATGCAATGAGTGCGAAAAAAAGCGTTCTCAAAATAAAGGGCACGCCCCCAAGCCTCAATTGCGCTGAGCCGCAAATATTCCCACGCGGCATTGTCAAAACAAGCCCGGTGTTCGGGGGGAAGGTTAAGCGCAAACATCAAGGCCGCCTGCGTTGCATCGCGCTCGGCAATCGCTTGGTCATATTTGCTGTTGAAATTTTTAATATTCATGTCGTTGCTCCTGTTTGTGGATGCGTTGTGTCTGTCAACGTGGGGTATGTTAACCGAAGTGAAGGCGGGTTGGAAGTCCCCGCCTCCGATATTTATCGGGTTACGGTAATGGTGAATTGGGTGTTGTCTTTGGTATCAACGACAACGTACTTGCCGGGGAACTCTCTGAACCAGCGCCATAACTGATCCACCGCAAGTCCAAGATCGTTGTACGCACCCATTGTTTCTTCAAGATCACTTGCTACTGCAACGATGTAACGGTAGTCCTTGAGGATAGGGTCTTTGCTGTAATCAACCATTTGCATTGCCTCTCTGTGGCATCCCGGTCAACATTGACCGTATTGATATATTAACACAAGTTAAGCAGATGTCAACACCCGAAACAAAAAATACATACCCACGATGCTATGCATTTGGGGCTTTACTTTAAATGCTAACCGTGGTTAAATGGCAGGATGGACATCAATACGGCATTGAAAAAGTTTGGTTCTGCTGCTGGCGTAGCCAAAGCATTTGGCGTTTCAGCCCCGGCGGTATCGCGCTGGATACGCTTAGGCAAGGTGCCACAGCAGAGGGTATGGCAGTACAAGGCTGGGCTGGTAAAGCCCCAGAAGGGCCGCTAATGCGGTTATACGGGGCCAGAAACGACAAACCCCCTTTCGGGGGCTTGACGCTGCCGGGGGAATGGCATTACGCTTGTTTTGCGAACTGGCGTACGAGTAGTTTAGTCCTGTTAATGGACTTGTCAACCTACCTATACGCCTCGGCTCATCTGGTCGGGGAAACCACGCGCAGACAGGGCTTAAATCTAGACCGGGGCAGCCAGCCTCTAGACACGCAGCGTATAGCGGGGAAGCGTGAATGGCACCGGGAAACCGGCAAATGTAGCCCGCAGCGGGTGAGGCTCCGAAAGGCTCACAATAAACCTGCACGAGTTTCCGTAGGCGTTCTCCGTCTAGAAACCGTGCGGGTTCCACAACCGAAGGCTCATAAGTTCTAAACCATAGAGAGGTTATATATGGGAGATGAATTCACTTACTTTCCGACTAAACAAACTCAACCGGAAAAGCCTAAACCCAGTCACAACCTAGAACACCAGTTCCACTCCAATCAGGCGATGTGGAATTCGGCAGTACAGGAATCCCCGCTAAACCGCTTAAAGTTCTACGACGCGCAGTTAGCCAGAGGCATTGAGGTCAACCGTGATAGGGTCGCTGAACTGATCCGAGAGGCTGGCGCTGCTGCCGTATTGTCGGATAGGGATACGATTGGGCTGGTACGCCAGCTTTGGGGTGAAAAGGCTGTGGAGAGACTTCGTGCCAGAGTTAAAGCGGAGCAATAGAACGTG